TCTCATATTTAATTTGTACTGGAAGATTTAGATACTCGTACAACATAGCCTTTAGTTGTACTGGACTGTTGTGATTCAAGTCCTTGTCCCAAACTGCGTTCGCGAAAAGGTTAAGCATTCTCTCTAGCTTTAATCTTTTCTTTTGTAAGGGGGCACGTATCATAGTAACTGCCCTCTCATCTACACGTAACCCACGCAATACCATTGATATGGCTGGACCTAAAGAGTTACGTTCAAACTCATATGTATTCTTTGTATTGTTATCTAGTTGAGGAGAAAGTTTACCCCATATCTCTGTGGTTAAATTACAATCTAACCCACAATAAACCCACAGTACTTGTTCTGAATTAAGTTTTAAATCCTTAATCTCTGTGTTCTTTACTATCCTCGCCATCTAATCTCTCCTGTATTTCTCTCGCTATTGCCATGTAGGCTGATGCATCCAGGTATGTGTCCTCTGTTCTGGATCCTTGCTTCAGTCTAGCTATCTTTAATAAGCACATCATGACTGCTACATCATGAGGGCTGACAGTCGTATCTAAATACGCTGTCCATAAGTCCGCAATGTTAATGTGATTATGAAGCTTATCTCCATAATCTTTTTGACGATCACCATTTACTAAGTCACTTGCTTTTCTTAGCAGCTCTGATGACCTCTCTGTTGTTGTCATATTCTCCCTCCTTGTATCGTTCAAATTCTTTTCTTGCACGTACGTGGTCTACCGCAGCTAGATCACACACAAATTTAAAATCGTTATACTTATACTTTAACCACTTCTCCACTTCCTTTTTGTATTTCAATCCTTCTTCTGACTTTCCCGTGTAGGAATAGTCTTGTACTGCCTGATCGAGAACAGCCCTCCATAAATTGTAGTGGTTCTCTATGTCCTTTGAATCCTCTGGCATTGGCTTTACCGAGAATAACTCTGATCGTTTCATGTTTACTCATCTGCTTTGGTACTCTTTGAAAACTTGGCTAGTGTTTTCCAAGCACTCTCATTGGTGTATATCGAGCCTAAGAAACCTAAACCTTTTTCTTGTTCTGGTTGCAGTGAATGTTGTGCGTGCATGGTATCATGTATGATACCTTTAACATGTATCTTTTGTTTGTGTGCTAACCATGACACGTCGTATAATTGATTCTGTGCAACCTTAACTATCTTATCGTTCTCAAGAATATCTTTCACCCATTTCCAGGCAGTGATCTCATCAGCTGCATTCCAATAGTTTTGAGTGTCGGTATTCTTATCACGAAAAGGTACTACGATTGTAGTGTTAGGTGTAGGTGCAAAGCCTATGCATACGATAGAGCCTTCTGCTGTTTCAATATCGAATGCGAGAGGGTTGTTATGATTTGCTTCACTAATATATTTATTATAGAATACATCTAAGTCTTCGATGGTAGGTTCTATCCATACCTCTCTGACTGTGTGTTCTAGTTTTTTAGTTAGAGATTCTTGCTTAGCTTTCTGTAAGTCAGCTACGACATGAGGTCTCCACTTGAAATTTTTAACGACAGAAACAGGACTGTATGTTGGTAGTACTTTATAAGGTGTAGGTAGAAGCTCAGTTATCAACGTGGCTCCTCTGTTCTTACCAATCTTAGCTAGTCCTGTTACTGCCCACAAAGATACTGAACCCATTGCGATAATGATATTTGGATTGGCTTCTTCTATTTCTTTGTGTAACCTTTGAATGTCTTGCTCATATTCTTGCTTAAGATATCCTTCACTTGTTGGGGCGTAAGGTGAACGCCACTCGGTTGTCTTGCATAATCTTTTGTATTCACTTCTCTTATGAAAGAAGTATTGTGCTGTGTTCTGGTGGGGTTTTAATTGTATAGTGTGGGTGAGTAAACAGTTGTCGAGGTTGATACCTGCAATGTCACAGAGTTCGGCAAATACTTTTCCCGTGCCCCCACGCAGGATTGTATTAGCGATTGTTTCACTGTTGGTAGGGTACTCGAATACGAACGCAATCTTACAAGCCTCGGCTGATTGAGGCTTGCGTGATGATACTCGTTTGTATACTGCATACTCACCCATAGGACTACTTCTTAATAATCCTTTTGATGGATGCTTGAAGTATGTCCTTGTTTCTGCCAACCATTTCATGCTTGACAATACCACTAAAGGTCTGACCGATTGCTTGTTCAAGCAACTCACTGAACGACGAACCGTCATCCATTTCCAATCCCTTTAATAGAAAGGCTTTCAATGACAAAGCTGGATTGCTTTGTTGCATTGCTTTTGGTGTAGCCCAGAACTCAATACGAGTTGGCTCGGCATTTACCAAATCCGAATCTGCTAAATCAGATTGGATCACACCAACGGCTTTACAATTCATGCGTACCAATGGTGTTTGATTTTCCCCCACCTTATCCGAACGATAAGAAGTGATAGTGAAATCGTAGCTACCCTCGGGCAACGTTACGGATTCAGGTATCTCACCTGGGGTCATGTTTAAAAAGTCTAAAACATCTGACATCATTTACCTCCTGTGTCTTTGTTCAATTTACTTTGAGCGTTCTTTTGAATAGAATCAAATAGCTTAGCTAAATCACATTCGGTGTTAGCTTCAACACGACTAGGTGCTGTCACTTTCAAATCCATTTTGTGATCTGATACTGTTCTAAGGGTTCGCTCCGTTCCCTTACTTGAAGACCGTGTGTCAATCCTACATACACAGTTAAAGTATCTTCCTATTTTGGTGGATAGTTTAGATCCTACACTGGTTGGGTATGCTTTGGATACACCTAAGTCCCCCTCCATGTACTGCATGTGTGTAGTTACTACTACATTACATGGTACTTCTGAACCTGTTATATATTGTATGATATGTTGTACATCCCTTGCGGCTGTACCCCATTCTGGTTGACTAGGTTGGTCGGTTGGTTTCTTATTATTAAAAACCAGGGCACCACGTAATGCTGCCTCGCCCATCAAAGTCAAGCTGTCTATAACAAGTACATCTTTATTAGTCCAGTTCTTAACTGAACCAAAGTCTTCGTCGCCATCCTTCCAGTTAGTAATCATTTGTACACCCTTACGGAAAGCTGTCGCTTGTCCTAAAGAATCTTTACAAGTAACAAAGGATACATTTTTAACTGCGTCCTTGTTTAAAAACTCTGGAAGAATAGATAGACCGTCATCAAAGTCTAGGATACGTAAGTTGTATCCAGCATTTGCAAGTGAGGCTAGTGCTGTGGTCTTACCCGAACCACTATCCCCTACCAACATAAGCTTTGTATACTCTGCTGACTTGTGTGTTTTAATGTTTGCCATTTTTATCTCCTGTGAAGTTAACATACTAACATGAATTGCTTTCCGTGTCAATACTTATTTTATTCTTTCATCAATAATTTTACCAATTACAAATACCATAAGTGTAATGAGTAATAAATCTAATAGGATTAATCCCAACAAAATGTTGACGATCATGTTATCCACCTTAAGTACCAACCAACTACATCTATTATACTTAATACTATTATAATATTTAATAGAGTGGTGGTATTGGAATACCATTTATCTCTTTGATATTTATTCTTTTTATTATACTGCTTCTGCATAAGCCTCCACTAAATCTGGATGAGGTTGTTTATCGAAATCATTATCCAGGAAAAGATTGCGACGATCAGGTGAAGCTGAACAGACTTCTTTAAATCGACAGCCACCATAGTTGTTACAAGCAGTGAAATCTGCTGGGTAATATTGTTTATTAAAATAATTTGTTGATGTATCTAATGTATGCATCGCATCTTTATACCATTCCATTATTAAATCTGTTGGTACATTGTATACACTACGATCAAACCTAGTGAAGTGCACACCTGTTTGCACAGCATCAATAATAAATCCTGCTACGTCCAGACCTAGTACTTCCCTGGCAGCCCATAGATAACTGAACACTTGATTGTTCGGCATGAAGTTACCAAAGTAATTAGAGTTAAGTGTTGTCTTAGTTGTCTTAACATCACATAAATATAACTTACCTTCTAGTTGTACTACCTTATCAATACGACCAGAGAATCTGTACTCTCCATTACCGAATGGTACTTCAAACCTTTGCTCAAGGCAAGGCTCTCCATTTGGCATGGTAGCTATTTCAAATAGGTCTTCCCAAAATTCTTCTGCTCTCCAGGTAACAGCTCGTAAAGCTGCAGTCAACCCCCGTGCCTTATCTTCTGATAAGTTTAAAGCCTCACCAAATTCCAGGAGCACGTGCTTTATAGCTGCTACTACAGCTTCATCCTTTGTTGCCCCCTTGAATTTCTGAATGTCAAGGACTTCAAGTCCTTCGTGTACAGCAGAACCAAAGCCTGTTGCCATGCCATATGTCTTAGACTTATACCCTTGTAGGTTAGTCCAGTTGTACATACGGGGGCATGATAGGAATGAGGATAGACTTGATGTATCCCATATCTTTTGAATAGGTTTACCGTCT